CGTTCACCACGAAGCTGATCTACGACATGCTCAACGGCATTCTGCCGATGGACGAGTTCAAGGGTGAGTACAGCGATGACTGGCTGCGTAAACGTCTGGCAGGGTACGACTGGATTCTCAAGTACGACCCAGCACTCAACGACGTAGACGAACAGTTCGTCGTGATTCACCCGCACCCTGAAACTGGTGTGATTGAACTTAACGTGTATCAGTATCGTGTCCTTGACCGAGCGATCAAACTGTTCTTGAACAACAACGTTGTCTTGAACCGTCATCTAGTCATTGTCGAGGAAGGCTTCGAACACGATCAGCGCGACCACCCGCATCCCCACCAGACTTGGGAATCCGTAGGTCTTTCGTAATCGACAGGGGAGGTAACTCCCCTCTCAATCATGGGTATTCGCAATGGCTGAAACTAAACAGCAGCTCAGCAATGGCGATAGTGTCATCCTGAACGATGACCGCCGTAGCTTGCAGTTCAACATCAAGGATCTCTACAAGTACCGCGACATGGACAGCGGTAGTGAGATCATCAAAGGCGAAGGTGAGTACGTCCCTCGAGAAGACGACAGCATCATCGACTACACCAACGGCTTCAAACGCGTGGCGAGGGTCGACCCCACCACCTTTGTTGCCGATCTGGTGGCTTGGCACATTCCTCACAACGACGACGATGTCGATGATGAAGACAAGCTGCTGGGTGGTGGTCCGGGTAAGCTGAGCGAATCGTTCCGGGTCATGATCGACACCCGCGTAACCCCTCACCGTCTGGATATCAACTCCCGTCTGCACGCCTACGGTGAGCAGGCTGACCACATCCTGGTCTTCAACGGAACCGACGTCGACAAAGACAGCGGTGAAATCATCAGTGCCTTCTATCGCCAGAACGGTGATTACGTGGGTCCTGAGATTCCGTTGTCGCTGGCCTGGAACCCAGATCCGAACAACCGGGCAATCTGGGCGCCTGTGATGGGCTTCACGATGAAGAACCTGCCGAACGGTCAACCTGTTTCGGTAGTGACTTACAACAAGGCCGGTGCTCCGACTGACGTGGCTCGGTGTCTGGTGTACAACACCAATATCGTTCGTCACCCTGAAGACGACCTTGAGCGTATCGAGTCCATCGAACTGCTCAGCCCGTACCTGTCGGCTACCAAGCCGAACACGCTGGAGATCTACACCAACGCTACCATGGCAACGCTCATGATGCGAGCGAAGGTGACGTACACCAGCGGTCGTTATGTCATCGACGACGTGGTTGACGAAGACGCCAACGGCAAGTTCAAACTGCTTGGTTTCAAGTACTGGTCTCCATCGATCAGTGGTACGCCGCACGAGGTGTCGCTGTCCTACACGCCAAACCCTGCTGCCGAGTACTCGTACCTGCAAGGTACGTCGGCAAACGGCGACGTGTTGGTGCCGTACGTCATCGTCGGTCTGCCGGCTGACCCGACCCGCACTCTGAAACTGTTCGCCTTCCCGACCTGGGTATCCGACGTCGTTGGGTACGCTCTGGAATTCTGGATGTTCGATCTGACTCGTCAGGTTGGGTACCGTGTTCCGAAGTCGGCTGTCGAGCTGTCGGAGATGTCACCTGCCTTTGACGGATTGGAGTTCACCTCGACTCAGCACCTGACGTTTGGTGTGCGGTTGAAGGAACTCGATCAGCGCTACGGCGATGAGCGTCATGCACAGCAAGTGCAGATCTCTCTGCTGCGGTCTGGTGGTCAACGGGCCAGCAACTGGAAGGTCAAGTTTGCGGGCAACCAGAAGAAGTGGTACGGCGATAAGCTTGAAGCTGTCGTCCACGCTACTGGCGCTGGTCTCAGTACCGTCAACATCTCGCAAGGGCTGGACACGCAGGAAGCGTGGCTGGATAGCGTCTTCTACACGGCAGAGCCGCTGTACGATCCACAGACCGAGAACAAGTCGCCACCACCGACTCACTTCATCATCGTGACTCGTACCCAGTCGTTCACATTCCCTATTTCGCAATGGAAGCAGGACTTGACGTTCGTCAATGACTTGCCAGAAGGTGCGACGCTGTACGTACGCTGGATCAGGAAACTGACCGCTGGCGAACTACAGTTGGGTGTGAGTGGTCTGCCAGTCCATCAGGTCTGAGTTATCTGGGGAGGCTCTGCCTCCCCAGTGGCTCTATGTCGCTAAGGAATTCACATGCCAATTCTCTACGAAGAGGACTGGGAAAAGTATCCGACCGCTGTGCCGGATATCCCAGGGTTGGAGACACGCTTCGGCGTGTTGAAGGGAACTCGAAATCAAAGCTGGTTGGAACAGTCTTACAAGTTTCGAGAGATGGGGATCAAGCATTGGTACTTCCCGCTCACGCTGTACAACGCTTCGTTGTCTGGGGTTAACGTCTATAGCGAAGACCTCACTGACGACCAGAAAGAGCTGATCCTCCTTGAGGCTGAGCACAACCCATGGTTCGTACTGCGTGAGATCATGCGGGTACCTGCCAAGTCGGGTGGTGGCTCTGGACCTCTGATTGCCAACCGGGGTAACATCGCGCTGTTCTGGTCGGTGCTCAATTCGTTCGTTGTGTATCTCCAGCAGATCCGTCAGACGGGTAAGTCGCTGAACACCCGTATGTTGATCGTGGCTTGGCACATGTTTTGGGCGTACGGCTCGCAGCACATTCTATTCACCAAGTCCGACTTGCGTAAAGAGGAAATCCGCGAATACAAAGAGATTCGTGCGTCATTGCCGAAATGGATGTGGGAACTCACCGGCAAGGATACGGACAACCAGCACGAGTTCACCAACTTCGCTCGTGGTAACCGGACCAAGACCTACATCCCGCAAGGCGATCCGGAAGCAGCGAACAACGTGGCCCGTGGTCAATCGCCTACGGTCATCACCTCTGACGAACCACCATTCTTGCCGTATGCCGCAATTTCCATCCCAGCGATGATTGCTGCCGGCACTCAGACGTTTGACGAAGCCGCACGTAAAGGGGCTATCCACTTCCTGCTGTTCACAACTACGGCCGGTGACTTGTCGACCGACTCTGGTCAGTACGTGTACAACAAGATCAAAAAGGTGGCCATGCCGTTCGGCGAGTTCCTGTACGACGCCAAGAACCGTGCCGAAGCTGTTAGCATCATTTGCGCAAACAGTAACGACAAGGTCGTACCTCGGGTGGACATCTCCTTCAACCACCGACAGTTGGGTTACACCGACGAATGGCTGAAAGAAAAGATCAACCGTGCATCCGCATCCCTGGATCAGACCAAGCGTGACTATCTGAGTCAGTGGACGTTCGGTAGTGCCTCCAACCCAATCCCTGAGAAACTGCTGAACAAGATCAGGAACTGGGTCAACAACGAGGTCATCGAGCGGATCGATCCGAAGCGCCATTACCGTATCCGATTCCACGTTCCGTACGAAGAAGCTTTGGCTCGTCGTTCGGTCATGGGTCTCGATACCTCCAACGCCGTTGGTCGAGATGCGATCACTGGCGTGGCGATTGCGACGGATACCACTGAGAGTCTGTTTGCCTTCATGGTCAACGAAACCTTCCTCGAGCACTTCGGGGATTGGCTGGTTGATTTCATGGTACTCTTCGACATGATGACGCTGGTCCCTGAGAACAAGTCCTCCTGGGCTGGTATTGGCGACAAGCTGATTCTGAAGCTGCCGCTCAAAGGTGTGGACCCAGGTCGTCGGATCTACAGCCGAGTCGTTGACCGCGCTGATGATACCGAACGGGATCGCAAGACCTATCGGGAATACTCGATCGGTTCTCCGTCTGAACGTAAGTACGCGCCGTTTCGCAGTGATTTTGGTTTCAACACCAACAGTGATCTGCGTACTGAGTTGTACTCTGACGTGCTGCGTGCTGCGACTAACCAGTCGGCTACGTTGATTCGCGACCCACAACTCGTGGACGAGCTTTCGAGCCTCGTGATGCGTAAGGGTCGTATCGACCACCAAGCCTCCGGGCACGACGACCATGTCATCTCGTGGCTGATCGCTAACTGGTTCCTGCGATATGCTCGTAACCTGGATCACTACGGTATCGATCCTCGTGAAGTCCTCTCCAAACTCCGGTTCGCCAACAACGACCAGACGCCGAAAGAACTTGCGAAGTTCAACCGGGAAGAACGTCTGCAGGCCAACATCCGTGCTTTGGAAGACAAGATGGAGAAGGCTCGGTCTGCGGTCGAGATTCAGTACTATCAAGCACGCCTCAAGTCTGCCAAGTCAGAACTGGCAGATCGGACAGATGAAGATACGGTCGGTTCCATGGATCGTGCGTCGAAAGAAGCGAAAGAGCAGAAGTACGAAGATGCTCGCGCCCGTTACTCCACCCCTGTCTTCAGTGGCAAGAGTATCTACAACGGGATCAAAGCACCGTTCCGTCGTTACTGAGACAGCATACAGCCGGTGGGTCTCCCCACCGGCTGTATGTCGTTTACTTGCGGTAGTGGTTGTACGTGAACGCACGCACCAGGATGTACAGCAACGCTGCGTTACGGATCGCAGGGATGAGCACTTTGTTCTTCGACCCAGTAGCGACTTTGGCAATAGCCTCAGTCAACTCACGCATCTCCAGGATCATCGGGTTGGTGGTCCGACTGGCCTGGTAGAGGTTTCGCATCTTGCGGATCAAGCCCGGGAGGTCAGACTTCGACAACATCGTGTCGGGGTTGGTTGCCAGATGGTTGAACGCATGCTGGAGTACCAGATCGCAGATTCGCTGAACCCGTGGGTCGGCTTTGACCGAAGCGTTGTTAGCGAAGTACGTCAAGACCTTCGTCAGCAAGTCATTGGTCATCTGCGGTACAGTCTTGGCAATCACCCCAACCAACTCGTTGATGATGAAAGCGTTCCTGTCTGGGAGGATCTCCAGTAAATAGTTACGGTACTGGGTAACCATACGGGTCGTATCTCGAATCTTGATCTCCCCATCCAACTCGATCGTGCTCCCGAAGTTTCGGATCTGCATCTCGGGCGAGTGACGAACAATCTCGAACACGTCACGGATGTTGTTGAGGAAGGATTTGATTCGACCCTGGATATCGTTGACGATGTAGTCGATGTCTTTATCGAACTTCACCAGACGTTGGTAGTGCAGACCGCCTTTGCGCACAATGTCGTCTGCACGCTGTCTTAGCAGCTCACCCCATGTACCAGCCACCTTCAAGCCGAAACGCTTGCTGAGCGCCGCGTAGGTGGCTTGTGCGATGATTGGATCGGCTGACCAGTGAAACATGTTGGTCATGATCGAGGTGATGAACTTGTATTGCAGGATCAGGGCAGAGGCCATAGCGCCGTCGTACTTCTGATCGTCGTTGAGTTTGTCGGAGGTGAGGAACTTGTGAATGACCCAGACACACGATAAGTTCATCACGTCAGAAGATACATGACGGTGCGTCACAACTTCTGGCAATGCGTGCAGGTCATCTTCGAGTGCTGTCTCGTCGACTTCGAGAACTTCTTCGAACCACTTGTTCCGATCTTCGGGTTTGAAGCGAACGGCTTCAACGCCCATGAGGTTTCCGCCGAAGAAGGTGATGTGCGCTTCGTTCTTGTTGGCGAACTGCATTTGGTACGCTTGGACACGGGTGAGCATCGACTTATCGAACGTCAGATGCTTGCAATGCCGGTCCATTACAGACTTGATATTCTCCATACGTTCGTTCCGATAGGATGAGAGAGTCAAATGATTCGATCCAAAAAGAATTAGATCGTACATTCCCAACACGAATCACTGCAATAAACTGTCCGGGGAGGACATCGAAATGGAAGTAGTGAAACAAGTCAAACGCGAACACTTACACTCAGGTGACGTCCAGGACTGCGACGGAAACAACTGTACGAAGCGGGCGGTCGTGAAGATTTCCAGACCCGTAAGTAACGGTACCTACACCCATGAGTTCTACTGCAAGTCCTGCGCTGAAGACGTGGACTGAAGGTAAGTTCTTACCCTTGTTATTGATCATTTGGGGAGGTGTCTTCGGATACCTCCCTGTATGCCGTTTGATGAACCATTGGAGAAATACCATGACTCAATTTATCACTTCGCAACAAAATTCCCGCATGGCTGGTCTGATGGCCTACATGCAAGAAGAACATCTGATGACCCACGAGCAACTGTCTCAGGAATTCTTCAGTGGTGTCGTGGACCGTGCCGTGAAGGCTGGTGAACTGGACGCTGAACTGGGCAAAGACACCAGCTTCGAAAGCATGCCGATGATGTCGGAAGAAGAGTTCCAGCAGATCGTCCACAACGCGGTGGTCAATCGTCGCTCGGAGAAGTCCAAGATCGTCGATGCCGAAATCGTTTGGGAGCAAACTCCCCCAGCAGGGCCTGTCACTGAGCTCAGCATCGGCAAACCTCGTGTGATCGGGAAGGTCGAGGTTCCGATGACTCCACTGAACGAGTTCCACGAGAAGATGCTGCAAGAACCGGAACGTCTGGTTCTGGGTGGCTGTATCCCATCGGTGAAGTGGAGTGAACTCGACTCGATTATCAAGTACCTGGAAATCTTCCGCGGTGTGGTGTCGCCAGATCCTGATGTGCGTCTGGGCAAGCCTGCACGTACGCCTGCACAGATTCAGGCTGACACCGAAGCTGAAGCGTCCTCTCCGACCTACCTCGCTATCGTCAAGAAGCTGCGCCGTCGTATCCTGGTCGATGGCCAACTGGATCTGGACAGCACCCGTCGTCTGAACGACGCCGGCTTTACCGTCAGCTACATCCCGACGCTCAAGCAATTGACCATCGCGATCGCTGGCGATTTCAAACTGTCCTGGGAGGTCTAACGTGGCCGTAGAAGTAATTCAACACAAAATCATCAAAGCCCCAGTGCCGGAAGGGAAGGTCGTACATCGTGTGCGGTTTCACTCCGACTACACGGACTGTCGGCCGGTGGAAGCACACTGGCCTTGGCCGCATCCATGGTGGTGTACCGGCACCTACGGCGATAAGGTGGAAGGTTGCATCATCGTCGCCTACGCCGAGGACGTGCAGTTGATCAGTAAGGCCTGGCCTGAAGCTCGAGACATCGAGATCTTCGAGTCTGGTCTTACCCACTACACGTTCACCGATCGGTTCCAGCCACCGGACGAATGGGTTGAGAAGTTCTCACCCAAAGTCTGGGGTCAGTGGGCACATTGCGGACCAGCGCATCGTTGGCAGCTGATCTTGCGTGAAGCTGAAGAAGCCAACCAGCAGATCGAGTCGGCTACATCGGCTGAGCTGGAACTTCCAGAAGAGCCGCCTAAACCGGATGATTTCCTCCTCTGGTGGATGAATCAGGCCGAATGTACCGACATGGCCCATCGTGAGGATGAGGGCGGGCTGAGCGATTGGCCGAAATACCTGACCAGTGAGATCCGTTCGATGTATGGACGGCCGCTCAGAGGGCGGTTGTGGGTAGCGCCAGAGCACATGAAGATCTGTCCCAATGTTCCACAACCGTTCTGCCATCGCATTGACGACAGCAAAGGCGGTATTGCGTTTCTACGCAAAGACCTCGAGTTCGTTCGTAAAGCTCCAGGGGTCATCACCGACCTTCGTATGAATCAACTGGAGGAACGTACCTTCCTCAACAACGGCGTGTCTATCACCAAGTTCTGAGGTCTGTATGATTCAATTCCAGGAAAGTCGTGACTCCAAAGGAGGTCACAAGAAGATTCTGATCGCGTTCGACAAAGTCTTGTACAACCGGGGCGAAGTCGACATTGGGTCTATCACTGACACCACTGGCTTCCAATTGCGGTGGACGTACCTGGCATTGATCCGTGGGATCAACAGTGACGGACTGCCGAATATCAAAACCATTCCACTCGGCCAATTGATTGTCGGTAAGGAGGGTAGTCACGAAGAGGAGATCACCCGCGCTAAGCGGTGGACTCCTCAAATGGGCGTGATGTACGAGATTCGGGAATACACTAGGGTCACGTATTTCAAACGCCTCTACAAATGGTTCGGTATGGTGTTGTGCAAGAAGCACGTCTACAAGGTTATCGGTGAAGGGTGTCCCGATTACACCTTCTGTGAGCGTGCCTGGGCTGAGCGCACACCAACCGATTTCGAAATCATCAACTCCGCCAAAGATTTATACCAACTGTCTGTGCGGATGTTTGGAGAAGAGCATGAGCAAGAAAGAGAGTAAATACCCAATCGCTGACATGGGTGAGAACTTCGACCCAGAAGCGATGGAAGACTACGAGGTCCGTGCCAACAAGGGCGACTTCGACGGTATGACCGTTCCTCAGATCCGTCGGATCTACGTGGTCGAAGAACAAGAGCGCGTCGAGGCTGAAGAGATGCGCGAATCCATGAAACCACCACCCGGTGAAGAGCCGGACGAGGAAGAATAATGTCTGAGCAAGAACGCGAAAAGACGCCGGTCCATATCCACTACTCCTGGCGTGGTCTCCCACTGATCTACGTCGAGAAGCACGACGTGCCGATCGTGACCATGGAGAACTACTGCAAGTGGTACGGTATCCAGGTAGTCCACCCTGACGGAAAGGTGGAGAACGTGGACGTAGGTCTCCTCGACAAGCTCTGTGGGAGCGATGTCCTCATGGGCGACCACAACTACCACCCGATCTTGTTGCGGCGCGTAGCGAAGCACTACGGCGGTCATGTTGACGGTATTTCTCTGGAAGCCGCCGGTGGGCGCTGGAAGGCTGAGATCGAAGACAACACGGGGTTTGACGAGTAGGGAGACGGACATGGAGCTTTCTGAAGTAACCCGATGTTCGATCGCTAACGACGAGTGCATGAAGAAGAGTAAAGAATACCGATCGAACCGTCGGGAAATTCTCTACATCGTCGACAAGGTCGAGGTCATGGACAAACTGCGGAAACACGCAGGCGATGATGAAGAGTGGTTCTACTTCGTGGGGACGGTGTGGTTCGATGCAGTCAGTGACTACTACCGGAAACACGTCAACCGCAAACGAAAGCTCCGAACCCATGTCTGGGCAAGTCAATTGGCTAAGCGCGCTCTCACCGACTCGAGTAACGTAGTCGTCATCGAGTTTCCGATGAACGAAGGCGAGACATTCGATCAATGGTGGGTGCGTGCTGCCATCGACCCAATCATGGTTCACCTGATCCGTCAGTTCCGTCACGTCGGTTACATCACCGACGGTGCGATCATCATTCAATGATTCGGTAGAGGGGCTTCGGCTCCTCTACCTCTTTCTTTTTTTTTGCTCTCGGTGAGTTCTTACTGGGCTGTAGTTATTCTATGTTCCACTCAAATTCATCTTGGGAAAGAGGAAGGAAGGGTGGATGTTTACGAAGTAAACATCCGGGTTGGATGGTGATAGGGATAAACCAGGATTCTGGTAGACCAGCGAAGCGAAGTCGGACAGAATCTTCTTAATAGGGCCGAAGGCCCTATAGAGCCATCGTAAAAAGTTACCGGATAAAAGAATCGTATCTAAGAAAACTTATTCAAATGCCAGGTGGTCCTAAAACCACCTGGCTCTATGACGTCGTTTAAGTACTTTAAGTATTATGGAATGTTAATGGGATGTATTGATTCGATTACTTCTTTGAGGATTTCTTACCATGTCTCTTTACGCTAAACTGCTTGACGATGCTCTCTCGATGGAAAAAGCCGATCCTACGTCAGCGAAGTTTGCTAACGAGGAAGGGTACGTCTCTCAGGGAGACGTACTGATTGAATTACCTATGCAGGATGACAACATCACTGCTGAGGTGATCAAGATCGCAGACAGTCTGGAAAGCAAGGGATGGAGAGTACACATCCCAACCCTCGGTTATTCCACTGAGGGCTCCAGTGACGGTGTGCATTCCGGCTTGCCGAGCATGAACGCAGACAATGCAGTGAACAACGTGATCAACGGCGTGTATGTACCTGAACTCAAAACGAGTGATGTCTATCAGGTCGTCCAAGTCGTTCGTCCAGAGGACACTGTACCGCAAGGCATGTCCAAGATCCTCTACCTGATGAATGGTGACGGTGAGATCAAAGACATGCTCCGTGACGAAGGTCATCTCGTTGTGGATGAGAAGGATGCCTTGCACTTGATGCTCAAAGGCGAATCGGTACAGTGACGGCATAGACGGAGAGGGGCGAAACCCCTCTCCGATACTCTACGGATTTCTGGTGATACATTACCACCATGACGTTACCGATGAGGCCTGCCGCCGAGAATCCACTTGCTGATCTTCCGCATCTGCTGAGGGTCAGAAAGGATACGAAGCTTCGCCCAGTCGTTCTGGAGAAACTCCATGTACATCTGTTCAGCATCAGCGTAACCGTCAACGATCTCACGGATGCGGCCAATGGTTGCACCACCGCGGATCTGGTTCTCGTCGATGTCGATCACCAGCTGTGCCCAGATGTAAGACTTGAGCGCTCTGACAATCAGTTCGCCAAAGTCATGCCAGTAAGCAGGCTGGATGTCGTTGAAGTTCGCTTCGTGCGCCAGACGACACCGCAACAGGGAATCGCCGATCACTTGGTTGACATCGTTGACCAGTACAGCGTTGGGACCGATGAGCTGGACGTAGGACGTCGAAAGCGTACCGACACCGGTCGTTGCTCGTAGAAGGTTACGAGAGTTGAGCATGAATTGACTCGCACGGCTGTCGTAACCAGGAGAACCCCCGGTGCCTAGCGCTTGAGTCATGCCGTACGTCATCTCCGAAACCGAGATGATCCGCCGCCCGCCCGTGAACCTGCGGTCGAATCGGTAGATCACGTTCCATGCATCGACGTATTCACGTTGAGCCATCCGCATGGGCAGAGTGACTTCGGTACCACCGATAACGCTCATGTCGATCGCCACGCGACCTTCAATGACTTTGAGGCGGATCTGTTCCTCAATCGATGTACCTAACGAGTTGTCGAAGTAACGATCGTCAGCCGTCGGGTCATAGCGTCTTGCAGTAAACACCTGTTTCAGAATGTCACGAGGGATACCGCCATTCATGATGCGGACCATCGCGACAGAGATCGGGTCCATAAACCACCCTCCGTATTGCGATTCGTAGTGGACATACCACTGCCTTGCGTACTTTGTTACAATCCACTGGAGATACAAGATGTCTGAATTGATTACCGCACAACGTCGCACCGTACGCATCTACGCCGCTGGTGGTACTGGCGCCAACATCCTGCGCGCCTATCAGGACAATTCGCCGAAGCACACCCACTTGCTGGGTGATGAGCAATACGCTTTCGTCGATACCTCGCTGTCCAACCTGGTCGGCGTTTCGGCTGACAAGGTCTACCACGTCAAGCGTCCAGACGGTACCGTGATGGATGGTGCTGGCGGTGACCGTAAAGCGGTGGGTGCTGCGGTACTGGCTGCAATGCCGGACATCACGTCCAAGTTCCAGCCGGGTGACAAGAACATCATCGTCACCAGCCTGACCGGCGGTACTGGTCCTGCCATCGCGCAAATCATGGTCAAGTACCTGCACCAGAAAGGCCACCACTGCGCCATCCTGGCCGTCAGCTCCAACGAGAGCTACAAGCGTGTCGACAACTTCATCCGCACCCTGACCGGTATGGAAGACACCACCCGCACCACCGGCCGTCCGATCGTGATCGCACTGCACAAGAACGACGAAAGCAAGTCCCGCGATGCCAACAACGTCGGTCCTACCTTCGACCTGGCTGCGATGTCGATCCTGTTCAGCGGCATGAACGAATCGATGGACACTGCCGACGTCAACAACGTGTTCGACTACCACACCGTCACCCACTTCGGTCCTGGCGTGGCTCTGCTGCACATCGCCGCAGATGTCAACAAGTTCAAAGATCTGGAAATGCCGATCGCTGCTTACGCAGCCGTGGCGCGTGATCGTAACGAAACCATTCCGAAGCTGAACTCCGTCTACGACACCGCCGGCTACATGCGCAACAACGAAGGCGATGTCTACGCGAACTCGTTCTACTTCGCGGTATCTACTGCTTCGGCAGCTTCGCTGTTCAAGGACCTGATCAAGCAACGTACGGATCTCGAACAGCAACAGCAAGTCAAGGCTCCGGTTGTCTCCCTCCTGGGCGGTTCCGGTAAAGCCGATGACGAGACCGGTCTGTTCTAACAGACCAACCTGACTGCGGCGGGGACTTCGGTCCCCGCTGTATGTCGTTCACTGAGGAAAGCCGTCATGATCAACATGTGGTTCTGCTGCGATAATTGCGGCAACCTGGATCACTTGCGCTGTAGCGTGAGCGAAAACTCCGGAGGGCAGCAACTCTGCGGACGTTGTATCCACGGTGAGTGGCACGGTGCATTCCCCGAAGAGAAATACGACCCTCACTTGCATGAGGTCATCAATCGGCCGACGTTGCCAGAATTTGCTGACAGTATCTCGATACCGTCATTTGGCTAGACCTACTCACCACAGTCCTAAACGGCCTGTGGTGAGCTTTTCTTCTTTTCTTTTTGTCGTCGGTAGGGCCAGATGAGAAAACGTGCGAGAGAGCGTCTCAGGAGCTATTGGCGTACTTTGTTACGTAGTCAGCTAATCATGTACACACCAGGGGGCTTATCGATGTCAAGATGGAACATAGATGGTAGAGCCGCCCGTGTCGACTCGAACCCATCCCAGTTATTCAGACGTCCAAAGATCGCCGTGGTGGATCTGAAGGATCTGCGTCGAAAGATGGAGAATGGAGGGCCTTTTGAACCAGCCGTCTATGAGACGTGGTTTGCCAATGTATACAGTAAGGCCCATGCAGTACCAACCGTGAGTGCCCATTTGCTGGACGCTATTCCAAACAATTTCCAGGAAGAGCGAGGGCGATTACTAACCGTTGCCCACGCAGAACGAATAGACCTGTTGCGCATTCTGCCAGCGCCTCGTGACTTCGACGTCACAGAGAACGGGATTACCTTCTTCCTGGAAGGCGACATTTTGATGATGGGGACTAACAGTGCAATTGAAAGAGCCTGGAGACAGCTGTCTCATCGATTTCCATGACATCGCGTCATGGCTGGCCCACGAACTGAAGAAGAACGATATCGACTTCAACAGACGTGATCGTGTTCAATGCGGCGAGGTGGTCTGGGCAGTTATCGATAACTTCTTCACCGAGAAGATGACCTGGACTAAACGCCGTGCTGAGTTCTCGGCTGAAACGTACCTTAGGATGATGCCAGTATCGATCGACCGACATTTCAGTCCGCATGACTTAGCGGATGAGCTTATTACCAGAGTAGATCAGTGGTTACGTCAATTTGCCGAATTCCCAACATGGCACTACTTCGACCTCCATCGCCACGGTGAACAGGTTTCGATCACCATGGGGGAAGACTTCCGTCTCGAAGACTGGATGAGGCGTTTCGGGAAGGAGTATGGTTGTGGCGAGCACTCCTGGTAATGTCATCGTCTTAGAAACCCGATCGTGGTACCGTCGTTTGAAAAGGGCTTTCGAGGAAGGTGGCGACGACATCTTCTACGCTCACGATAAACCAATCGAATTGTTATTGGCCTCCGCGGTTAGTACGTTTGATTGGATGGCCGAGACGCCTTACCAGAAACTAGACAAACTCAAAATCACCCCTGAAGCCAGAGCGGTAATCACCAACACGGTTATTCAATTCACAGAACACGTACGCCGTGAGGTGCGCCTGACTGCTGAGTTTGACTGGACGTTCACAGAGGCTCGGATCTTCCCCGACGACCATGTGATCACAATTCACTTTCTATTGCCCGGAGGCCCCCGTGAGCAACGATTCGAAGATTTCCTCGAAGCTTGTCGAGAAGCTGGAGAGTTCATCCCCCTCGACTTCGACAAGAAGTTACGTGACTTCCGATCACTGTCTAGAGACACAGACGATCGGGAACCGTTTTCATCGATTCATTCTTACCTGCGACCATCTCGGTCTCGATGATGTCGCGCAGTCAACCAACCTCGACCCAGCCCCGATTCTGGAAGCTGCGTTGACGCTGGCGTTCCTGAACGATACGCGTGCGTGGGAAGGTCTGATGTTGATGACCAACCAACCACCAGAAATGGACAACATCGACAATCTGGCGGTGATGCTCGACTCCTGGTACTCCCAGTACAAGTCAGCAATGCTGCGGACGTTCTCGTTTATCAAGGACATGCTCAACGTCACCGATGTGGTAATGGTCGACGGCAATCATGTCTTGATCGAGGTGATCGAAGAGTACGATCTCTCCCAAGCCGAAATCGACAAGTTTGCCGAGCTGGCCAAGCGAGCCATCGAAGATGACTTCGTAGCCCGCATCAAGTCCGGTGAACTGTCCCCACCTCTTGGCACGGCCAATGATCCCTTGGAATGAATGGAAGGAAGGCAGAGAAATGACGCGTCGTAAAGTAATGCTGGATATCGATCGAGATGCCGGCAGCGCGGTGTTGGCTCTGGCGGACTACGTCTCCAACCCGCTCGTAAAATCCCAAGTGATCCGCAAGACGTACAGTCTCTTGCTGGTATCGCTCTTGTTGGAAGGAGACCATGATGCATTCGACGGGTTTGAGCGCATTCTCAATGATCTCGATAAAGTCAAGGAAATCGAACGGGAACGACTGTACGGGGAGTTCCTTGGCCTGAGTGGGTTGTTCATCGGCAAGTACCGTCGGTACAAGTACCTGCTGATGGAACTGGAGAATATCCTCCCGAACGATCTCAGAGAGTTCCCCGAAGAGATCTTCACTGTCGAGTGGTCACGACACGGCGATGTACTGGTGGTCTCATGAGGGAATACAACGAAGATGAGCCATTTGTCTTCGATGTTGACCAGGTGCTGATCGATAAGGTAGAACTTGCGATCAGCTGTCTTGAGTTGACTGAGGACTATCAAGGTTCGACTCGGGAGGAGATCAGCGGTGAATTGCTGAGGGCGTTGTTTGAGTTCTGGGTAGAGTGTGAGTACCAAGCTCTGGCCAATCTCGTAGACATCCTTCAGGAACACTCTCACGACCACCACGTCGAATCCGATGTCGGTATCATCGAGGAGATCTCAGTTCTGCACGGCAGTGACTATCGGGAAACTCGCCGGATAGTGAAGTACCTGAAAGACTATCTGCGACACGAGGATAGTCAGATCTTCTTCGATAGGGTTTACCTCCCAAAGTCAGGCCGTGTGATCTCCGTTACAATCTGTCGAGAGAGGATGTGATGGAACGTACCGAAACACTCATGATCGAAATCAGCAGACACCACGGTATCGAGGAAGATACCGTGGCTTATATGCTGTCGTGTTGGATATTGACGCTGGCTAACTACGAACAGTGGTTGGAAGATGACGTCATCGAAATCTTGCAGGAGGACTACAACCTTGATGCAAATGACATCGAGCGAGTGTCCAGTTATATCCTCAATGCTCTAGAAGGAGCCGGCGTTCATTTCAAGTTAGCTAACCGCAAAGCGTTCTTAGTCAGCGTCAATACTGAAGTCCGACGAGACCTTGCGTGTCTCAAACTCATTTGGGGGTGACTGATGTCCAACCTAATCCCACTGAACCGCATTCCGCATCGCGTGAGTTTTCACAGCGAGTGCTTAATTGGATACAGGACGCAAGAGCAGCTTTCGTTTGCGATGTCAATCCTGCGTATCCGAGCTGGGCAGTTTGCAGAGCAAATGCCGTTTGCCAATCATCAGCTGTCGTGGCCACCACCGTTTGGGATGTTTCCGGACTTACCGCGGGGTCACCCAGCACTCAGGCTGTACGACTTGCTGTACAACACAGTGGGTCAGTGCGGGTTTCCCGTAACGGCCCTGGAAGACATTGAGGTCATCTCCCATGATCCGAAATCACTTACGGTCATCGAACTCAACAAGCGACGACAGGTCATCAGCGTCCAATAACCGCGGCGATAAGTCCTACGTCGTAGTTGATGTGACTGACCTGACCCGCAAGTTCATTAACCAGGTGGATTACGAAGTATGTGATTTGGGGTATGACCTTGCCGGCATTCTCACGGATTACGATTCGATTAAGTCTCCACCGACTACCGATCCAGGGCTACTCGCGAAGAAAGCCATGGAGTTGTGTGACAAAGGCCGAGTCAAAGATTTCGAAGACGCGCTGATCGTTGCCGATTACGTAGTCAACTCCTTCTACCCAGCAATAGCTCGTTACACAAAGCACTTAGGGTATGTTGGAGCAAAGGTAGTCGAAGGTACAGTCAGTCTCACCGGCGCTAACCGGAAGATATACTGTAACGTGATAATGATGGTCGTTTAAACTGACTGGAGAACCCGAGTGGGAGAACATTCCTTCATTGGGTATAGTCCTAAGTTCTACTTAGCTCTGCAGGCATTAGCCTATCAAGAGTTCCAGTACGAGCCCTGTGACACTTACCCGCCGCAACACAGTTGCCACCCCATGGATTATGAGGAGCATGTCCAGTTGTGCCTCAATGCCATGTCTGGCAACGATAAGGCTTTCGAAGAAATAGAGCTGGGCTACGGGTGCTTCTATCTGGAACAACTCTTCCTTCAAGTGGATGATGTGAATCTCTTCGACCTGATGCGTACGGGTCAAGTGAAGTCCCTGGAGTTTGATAAGGACGGCTATTACCTGGCTGTCTTGGAGGAGTGACGATGAAGTTGGACAACAATGCGGTCGGCCAAACGCTGACCTTCACCACTGTTGCCGGGGAGAAACTGCGTAACTTGAAGTTGATTAGCTTCTTGGATGCACAGACTCTCCTGGCGATCGGTGAGGACCCGGTGGCAGATCACCGCCAGTACCTGCCGTTCATCCCCGACCCAAAGCCGGTGAGATATACCGATTACCTCTATGCCAAATTCATTGACGCGAACAGCGTGCCGAGTTACTACGGCATTCCGTGGATCATCGAGACCTCGATCGAGAGTGGCGGTAACGTCCCTCGGATCATGCGTCTACCTGACGCCACCGACGAGCAGATCGAATCGCTCAAGACCATGGCGCTCAAGTCTGGTATCGAGAACTTCTCGTTCGAGTACGTCAACCCGTGACGCACACCTACCCGCTCCGAAAGGGGCGGGTAGGGTGGTCTTTTTTTTTGTTAACGAACGTCCAACTGATGTAGTTAACAGGAGGGAAGGTCATGAGCCGACTCACACTCACCGTCGTCGATCCCATTGTCGACGAAGAAGAACTCTACAAAGCAATGACGGAGTTCAGGACCAAATTCGGCATGCGAGTCGATCTGGTCCGTGGTACGGAAGATGATTCCGTGTCGTACACCATGCACGATAAGGCGTGGGTATGTTTCCACTGCGGGTCGAGGTTTGAGTCGTCCCAAGGCGCTGCCGGCCACTTCGGCGATACGCCAGACCAACCCCCAGTGTGTCAACAACGAGAGATTCTGTAACGATGGCTAACCCGTTTGTTCGCCCAGTAGAGCAGTACCGTCGTAACCTGGACATTCGCCGTGGTTACGTCAGGCAGAACGCCAAGTACATTTCGCTGATGCTCCGTCGTGGTTACACGGGGAGTCTGAAGTTCGTTCAAGAAAAGATCAAGGAAGGGAAAGAGCTCGCGATCAAAGATCCGGCCATGACCCAGCTGATCAGCAAAGCCAAAGGACATCGGGTAGAAGATACCACCAGTTTCCTGAACTACGTGCAGGAGATCACTGACAGCGGTCGTATTGTTTCGCCGTCGATGGTGGTGTATGAACGTCCGGAAGTTGAGAAGTCAGTTACTGCGGAATGGCAGGACGACAACATCAAAGCCCGTAAGACGTCCAAGAAGGCGATGTTCCAGTTCAAGCAGTTGGGCGAGATGCTCAAGTCTGCATTGGCGGACTACGACCAGAATGCCCGTAAGATCCGAATCAACTCGGTATCTGGACAGCGGGGCTTTGAAGGTAACGCGCTGTATCTGGCGACAGGTCACTCCAGTCTGACTTCGCTTTGCCGTGCTGCCGCAGGTTACGGTAACGCCACGGTAGAACGGTTCCTCATGGGATCGAAGCACTACCATACGCCAGAGATAGCCAGGGCAAACTTAATGGCTATCTTAACGATCGAAAACCTCGATCGGATGCAGGAGACCATCACCAAGTACGATCTGGTTTATCCGACCGCTCAAGATGTGGTCGACATGGTCGAGTACTCTGGTAGACTGTACTGGCGTATCCCGCACGAGCTGGAGAAGTTCTTGCAGCTGGCTGAGGGCATGACTCCGCTGGAGCGCGCAGCTGTCGTGTATTCTGGCGACATGTTCCACGTAGCCAAGCACAACCCGGACATCATTCGACAAATGATGTCCGAGCTGATCGCGTTGGATCTTTCGGACATTCCCGACGATATCGATACCGACGTAGCACTGAAGTCTCTGGATGCTACTGACATCGCTTACGTGAACGCCTTGTGTGCCTCTGTGCTCAAGGGTACAACTCACGAGCTGGTGAAAGAGAACAATCCGGAAGGTTGGAAGACCATCGGTAAGACTGCTCAGAAGTTCATGCAGTCCTCTGCGAAGTGGTCCGACTTTATCTCTGGTCTGTTCGTACCTGATCACCTGCCTCCCACTGTGGCGAGTCTGAAGTCTATCCAGCGTCGTGCCTGTCTGGCAGCGGATACTGACTCCTCGATCTTCACTACCGAATACTGGGTGCAGTGGTACTCGGGTAACATGATTCGTGGTGAGGTTAACGACCGGATCTGGTATCTGGCGACGTACATGGCGTGTCAGTGCATTGCGCACTCGCTGGCTATGTTGTCTGCCAACGTTGGTGTGGAAGTTGCCAACACCTTCCGTCTGGCGATGAAGAACGAGTACGGCTTCCCAGTCTTTGCTCGGACTAACTTGGCGAAGCACTATTACGCCTTGATGTCGATGCGGGAAGGTAACATCTACGAAGAAGACGAGACTGAAACCAAAGGCGTGGGGCTGCGTGGTTCGTCCACCCAGAAACAAACGCTGCAAGGCGGTGACCGCATGCGCCGTAAGATCCTGGACGCTGCCAACAACAGTGAACAGATCTCGGCCAAAGAGCTGCTGGAAGAAGTGGCTAAGTTCGAACTGGACACTATCCGTTCGATCATGCGCGGTGAGTACACCTACCTGAAGTCTGCGTCGATCAAACCTGAGACCAACAAGGTCCCTTACTTCGAGATGTGGCAAGAAGTGTTTGGTCCAAAGTACGGTGAATCGATTCAACCGCCTATCCCTGTGGTTAAAGTCACTACCGAGTTGGTGAACAAAACCAAAACGCAGGAATGGCTGGCTGAGATCGAAGACCGAGCGTTGGCTGAACGTATGATTGCGTGGATGGCGAAGCACGGCCGTACAGAACTGCCGACAGTGTATCTGCCGACCATGTCGATCAAGCAGTGTGGGTTGCCTGTAGAGATCCAGTCTGCGGCCAACGTGCGTAAGCTGACCTACCAGATCAACGAAGGTTTCTACCGCACGCTGGAATCCACCGGTCTGCACATTGTTGACCGAAACAACTACCGTTTGGTGTTCGACTTCCTTGGGATGAAAATATGAAATGGTTAATGTATCTGCTCTACCGCATCACGGCTGGTCCAGAGATAGTCCGCAAACCACTGCCGACAACGGTTCCGACAGCGCCACCACCTGTGCCTTGGTGTGAGTATTGCGGCTTCTGCGCCCATTGTCAGAATAAGGAGAATCGACAATGAATATCGATGTGTTCGAACTGAGTCAGCGGGCCCAGAGTTGCCGTACGTCGATCAGGGTCCCTCAAGCCGCCCAACAGTCTTCGGAAGAAGTCATGCGGGATGTCGCTAAACGTTTGCCGACCATGAAGGGTTTTGTGATGGCACAAGCAATAGTCAACGAAGTGATTCAAAACGTAGCGTCGGTAACGTTAGGTCCGCCGACTATCTATCTGGCAATCCGACCTGCCAACGGCGGTGAGATCTTGTCGGCCGTGTACGAAGGTAAAGAAGGCGAATCGGTGCAAGAGCTGATGATCCGTGCAGCAAACGACGTCACCGATGGCGAGATCCTGCACCTGCACTTCAGCCAACAGCGTATCGTCAACACCGAAGAACAAGAAGACCTGGCCCAACAAGCCGTCTCCGTCCTTTGACGGCATACAGGGAGTGGGGATTCCCCACTCCCTGTAGTCTTATGCTGTTGGTTCTTCAACACCCAACGGATTAGGTAAACGCGATACTACCAGCCCCGTCAATCGATCCATGAGAAGGGCGCTAGCGGCGGTGGTCAAACCTGTCGTCAGCGTCTTGGCTTCTTCGTTCTGAATCAAAGTCCTGCGGATGATTTTGAGAACATCCAGAAGACGAGAGTCTCCGACGTACTTCATGCATTCAAGCACTACAGAAGCCGGGTCCATCTTGAAAGCCTGATCCGCCCAGGCAATCTGGAAACTCGTCATCACATCAGGGAACCTGACGCTGTCCAGATAGTTGTCGCCAAAGATCACAGGGATGCTGGAGAGGATCTGGTTCTCATGCATAGCCTTGGACGTGATGTTCTTGACTACAGTTGCTGCCAAGTCGTTGGCTGGGCCATCTGCCGGGAACTGCTGGAACGTCAGGTTGGTGCGTGCCTTGATGTAGGGGATGATCCCCATGGCCGCACGTACCTTGTTGAAGAAAGCGATGTTGAGGTGGCTCTTCACCGCCCCTACCAGAGGAACCTCCGTCAGGAAGTGTTCTGGTGTACCGTCTGGGTTACCGGCTCTCCACAGCTGCCATTGCGCCGCCAGGAGCGGAATGTCGATAGCGATGATTGCCAAGTCCAACCGTTTGTTGACGGTGAAGTTGTTCATCACCCCCAACTCGACTACATCGATGTCTGTGATGGGGTGAGACAGTACCGTTACTGCACTGAGTTTCCGGTAGTCCTTCCACAGATCCATGACCGTCCAATCAAAGCTTGGAGCGGCGATGATGATTTCAGGACAGTCGTTGTAGAAGACGCCTTCGGTGAACAACCGCCCACGGCTGTAGGAAGATGTCAGGTTCAGCGTAGGTACGACTCTTCGCTCAGCTGCCCCCACTGCCTGAATGTATTGCTGTAGATCTCCCTTGAATTCAACAGCGAGGCCGAGCAGGATAGACCGCAGTAAATGCGAGCTGTCCAACCGCCCCGTAGTCCAGCGCCGCTGGTCCACCAGTTTCTTGTAGTTCTCACCAACCCGCTCTCGCAGGTAGTCCATCCTGGCGTACTGGAACGGCGAGCGATCAAAGATATTCCTCGAATCAAATAGCTGGAACATCCACTCTACCCTCGCTATGTAAAAAGTTACGGACAATATCCATTATATGTGAAGAACTCACATGACCTGTCTGCCGCAGGTCCCTGGACCGGGGAGAATTACGCAACTCCGCCTTCATTGTATTACCACCACGTTTAAAGATTCGTGGGTGATACATTATCATCGTGATACAAACGTGACGATGATTGTGATTAAAAATATCACGTTAGTACATTACTGTACTGATTCAGAAGGGGAGATTCGATGTAAGACTTTACTTTGGCAATATAAGGTTTGAACCGAATCGCATTATACCCGGCTGCACACCGGGAAATCTAGGCCCGATGGGCTCACGACGGTGAGTCGTGATCGGGAATCTCTGACGCGATTAGGAGAAGTTGTGCAATCCATTATCGCAAGACAATTGTCCTTTAGGAGCAACACATGAGCAATGACGATCTGGTACTCGACGACGAACCAACCGGCGGCGACAAGTCGACCGGCGATCAAGGCCGCGAGAACCGCACCGAAAACCGTGACCGCGACCGTGATGAAGATCGTGGTGGCCGCGACCGTGACCGCAGCGACCGTGGCGGTAAGCGCGGGCGTCGTGGTGAAGAAGAAGACGAAGGCCGTGGCTTCAACATGGCGTCCCTCGGTCGTGCCATGAACCGCCCGCAAATGTCGGGTGTTTCTGACGCTGCCCTGGCTATCCTGATGGATACCTTCAAGGCTGCCAAGACCTTCGACAATCCAAACATCCACCCGGACATCCAGCAGTCGCGCTTCCAGGTTCTGCCGTATACCGGCCGTAAAGGCTCGCGTGCTCTGCCGTCCCTGCTGGTCTGCCTGCCTCTGCCGAAACTGATCCCGGGCGGCGTAACTCTGGTCTACACCCTCTGCATCGAGCAGCCGGGTTCCCAGACCACCCGCAACGCGGTATCTCGTGGCGACAACTACGAGGCGCTGGTGCTGCCGGAAGACCGCATGAACGACGCCTACACCAAAGGCATTCGTGAAGAAGCGGCCGGCCTGGGTTGCAAACGTGTCGTGCTGGTCAACTCGCAGGTGATCCTAGCGGATCTGATCTCGGAAGTCTCCGAGAAAGAAAACAACCGCGTGGTTGCTCAGATCTTCGACAATGCCATCGATGCCCTGTGCGGTTACCGTCAGGAAATCCTGGACGCCAGCAATCCAGACGCAATCAGCGAGTTCGCTCTGCGTCCGGAACTGATCGACAGCGGCGACCGTCTGGAAGCCACCATCGATTACAACCAGCCGTTCGGCCACGACACCTCCGGCCTGCCGATCCGTACCGATGCGTTGGTAACTTCGCACTACTCGGAACGGACCGACGATGACGAGGACGATCTGTACGAGCGTACTCCGATGGTCGAAGCCCGTTGCTCTCTGGATATGTTCATCCAGGACGACGACAACGATCGTGACCGCAACCGCCTGAGCCGTAAGCGTACCCGCCGCCGCGACGAAGATGACGAAACCGCCTTCATGCAGGGCGTTATCAACATCAACTCCATCGCCCCGGTCGACGGTTACCCGAACAGCCTGGGTCTGGTAGGTCTGGCGCTGGGCTCCGTGGCTCTGCTGTCGAACGACTACCGCTGGACCAACATGGCGCGTCCTCGCAAGACCGTCGGTGGCAAAGTCAAGCCGGTGTTCGATCTGAAGGATATCGCCCTGCTGGCGGATCTGGAAGATGATCAGCGTCGCGACGCAATGGACCTGGTCACCAGCAACATGAACGACGACGACTTCGCCGACTTCATCGACGCGTTCTTCAAGCGCGACGTGTCGTTCGGTATGGTCACCGCCAGTTCCGGCCAGAACGCCGCAATCCTGTCGATCTTCGAGAAGATCGCCACCGAGGAAAGCAAGTCGAAAGTCGACGCCCTGTGCACCAAGCTGTACGATGCCTGGGACGTTTTGACCGACGACCGCTTCCGCGAAGAATACCGCGAAATGAACGGCGGCAGCATGCCTCTGCCTGTTGAATCCGCGGGTACTCGCGTTCTGATCGGTACCTGGACCGACCCGGACACCTCGACTCTGCGTCCGCTGAGCGAGTGGAACGTACCGGCTGTGCTGACCCGTGCTGGTTCGAAAGATCTGGAGCTCGTTCGCGACTACCAGTTCACCTTCGAAGACAGCCGCCACACCGTCGACTACAACCTGTCCGAGCGTTACCACATCCTGCGCAAGTTCGTGCCGGACATCCATGTCGTACAGACTGCCGAACAGCTGGTCTTCCAGAAGAACCTGCTGCCGGCTCTCGCGTCCGCCCTGGACAAGTCCCGCATGAGCCCGTACATCGCCGGTGGCGACACCCTGTCGGGTCGTCGTTCGGTGGGTAACCGTCTGTTCTCGTCGCAGGCAATCTCCGAAGGCGGCGTGAGCCGTCGTCGTGGTCGTGACCGCGATCGTGATCGCGAAGGTCGTGGTGGTCGCTTCTTCAGCGATGACTGGGATCGTCGTTAATCGCTTCGCAGGCAAGTGAGATCTCGAGGGGTGGGTTTCCACCCCTCTTGATTTTTTCTTTATTGTCTTTGCGGAGGTATTATGGCGCAACTCTCTACCGCGGTTTACGAAGACTTCACGGACCAGATCCTCGAAGATATACACGCACCCAGACAGCGGTATCCGGGTCGTAAGGGGATCTACCCGACGGTGGTTGACTTTGATGACGTCTTCCGCCGGCTGGAGATTCGGCCCATTCTGGCAAACGAGCTCGATTTGAGCACTGAGCCTGGACGGGAGAAGTTCAACCGGTTGGTGTATAGCCGGTACGATGGAGATGTGTTCTCGAATATCCCGGCGTGTCCTTGTCGACACACCAAAGGAACTCCGTTCATCGGAGAGAACTGTGAGGAATGTGGCTACCCAGTGGTGCCGCTGACTGAGCAGACAATCGAGCCCATCATCTGGGTATCCGCGCCTGAGCAGATTCCGGGCTTCATGAACTTGCAGATCTATCGGCTGCTCAAAGCTCGCTTTACCAAAAGCGGGTTCAGCGTGATCGATTACCTGCTTGATCCGAAGTACACGCCGCCCAAGTCGGATAGTCAGGAAGAACTGATCGTCAACAGACTGATCGAACGTCGAGGTCTGACGTACTTCCACGACAACTTCGACGACATCATGGAAGGTCTGTGTAAAAGCAGGCATTTCCTGAAGGCCGCTAAAGCGACCACCACGCAGCGATTCCTCAAGATCCACCGGGATATCGTGTGGTGTAAGCATCTCCCGTTCCCGTCCAAGATCGGCTTCATCGTCGAGAACGTGAACGAGCAGACCTTCGTCGATCCAAAGATGGCCCCAGCACTTAGTGCCCTTATTTCCATCGCCAACGCCGGTAACACCACCAGCGGCGCGAAAGTGGTGGAAAGTCGTATTGCCCGATCGATGATGAAGTTGATCGAGTACTACTCAGGGTACGAAGGGTCGAAGATCTTCGACAAGAAAGGTGTCTACCGGAAGCTGGTATTCGGTACGAGCCCTCACTGGGTATGGCGGACTGTGATCACCCCGCAGTTCAAGCCGCACAAGTACAACTCTCTGTCGTGGCCGTGGGGAACGGCTGTGCTGACGATGAAGACGCATTTGTCGTCCTACTTGTTGGCTGAGGATTACACGCCGAACGAAATCGCGTCCCTGATCTACGACAACGTCCTGCGAACGCACTACAAGCTCGAAGAGCTGTTCGACCGGATGATCGCTGAAAGCCCTGGCGGCCGTGGGATACCGACGAAGTTTACTCGGTTCCCATCGCTCATGCACGGCTCGACGCAGTTGTACTGGATCGATGAGATCAAGCGCGACCCAACGCAGCTCAGCACCTCGCTGCCGCTGCTGACCACCGTGGCATTCAACGCCGACTTCGACGGCGACTACATGACTGGACAACTGACGTTGGACAACTGGACAACCCAGAAGTACCTGCGCATGGAATCCCACACCGGTCTGATGGACCTGAAGCACCCGTTCCGTGTAAGCAATCACGCGGCAATCCCAGCAACGGTACTGTCAACCGTGAACGCACGCTATGAGGAAGGGGACGCCCTTTCAGTAGCTATGGAGGACTGATGGCAATTGTGTTTTGTTTGGATGATGACGCAGATCTGATCCGGACGAGCTCCCATGGGATGATGTCACGGGAGGATCTGCGATTCTTTCGAGACCGGATGGATACAGCGATACGCTCCGCAGGTGCGGGCGCTAGCGAATATCTGCGTTCGGCCTACGACAATCTGGCGAGCTTCAACCTGGACAGGCTGCGGGATCGCGTGGAGGCGATGCGCGACCGTTTCACCAAACGTTGGGACGAAGACCGGGTTTGCCGTCTTCCGTCAATCTCGGACTTCCAGAACGCCAAGCCGTCGAATCGCCGGTACATCATGGCAATTCCGCGACTGCGGGCGCTCTGGCAGGCTGGTCGCAGTGATGGCTATGGCGATCTGTACCACGACGAGGAACCAGGCGCCATTGGCCGGAACCACACGCCGTACCGGGAAATGATGAACGGTTCCTACGTCGAGGAGAATGAGGACGAGGATACCTTCGTTACTTATCTCGGCGTGGAAGACGACGAGGGTGAACAACCGCTGACTGGCGCGCGACGTCAGGATCTGCGGGTAAACATGCGCACCATGGAAGAGATCCTCAACCGCGGTACGCAAGACCCGACCAGCGTGAAACGCAAGACCCTGTAAACCGACAGCATAGGGCCCGGCCTCGCGCCGGGCTTTATGTCGTTAACAATCCATTGGAGGTAAGAATGAGCAAACAACAACAGATTCATCTGGCCGTTACAGTCAGTTACTCTGGCGATCCCGTTGATGGTAAACGCGTCGCCGCTGTCGTGGAGAATGCTCTCGAGCACTGTCGGCAGAAAGGAATGCTCAGCGAACCTGAGTGGGAAGAGACCTCCTGCGACGCAGTGCGGTTGAATCTGGTCGGGGAAGGCGCAGATATCGACACCGATTGCTGGAAATTGTTCTTTCCAGAAGCTGCCGTTAACAGTCCGTCCGATGGAATAGTGAGCGCACACCAACCTGAAAACCCGCAAACCGAATTCGTCAAGCTTCTCCAAAGTGCTCGAGAGCGCGATACGGAGCGTAAGCATACGACGGAAGATCGCGCCTGGACTGAAGGGTACGGTACGGCGGCCGAAACCATCTTCGATACCATCCACAATCACGGCTACGTGATTCTGGACAAGGACGGTAACCGCGTCAATCGAGTCGAACACAGTTTGGCCCTTGGCCTGTGGCATAGACGTTAGGAGAATGACATTGAATCGCAAACAACTGGAAGCTGTATTGCTACTGGCCCGCATCGAACCGATCAGCATTCACGAAATCCCCAACGAATACCATCGCGAGTCTTCTAATCCTTGGTTCTATGTTTTGACCAAGGACGGGATCTTGAAGATTGGGCTTCGTAGTCGCGTTGTCGAACTCGATTACAGCCTAACCTGTAAACGCGGCGAGCTGACCGACAGCGACGTGACCAAGTCGAATACCATGGTTCACGCCTGGACCGACGGCGATCTGGTGAACTACCTGATCAATTGGGGTCGCCTACCCTGGAGCGAAGACTTCTCGAGAAAGGTCGGTGAAGGCAAGACCATGATCGGCGAGTATTTCGATACCTACGCCGGCCCACAACTCAACAGCGATCCAGTCGTTAAAGCCGTTCTTGAAAACATGAACGAACACGACTCGGACCTGACCAAGATGATCGACCCACTCACCAAGGAAGAAACCATGGTGCTCTGGACCGGTCGCAACCAGATCAGCTTCACGTTTCCAAAGACCCCTGCCTGACGGCATAGTGTGCGACCCTACGGGGTCGCTACACGACTTTCTTTTTTTTTGTTTCCAATAGGATGTTAGCTATCTGGAGAATTCACATGGGCGTCAGTGTCGTCACATTGGGCATCCAAGGCGTCACCCGGGATGTCGATAAGGCCATCGACTATTTGATGTGCTGTTTCTTTTATTCGAAGTACAGTCAATCCACACTCTACCGTGGACGGGTTACTTCACTCACCAAGATCATCCAGATGAACGCCACGGATGCTACTGGTTTGCGTGTAGAGATCGAAAACCAACTCGGTACATTCTTGCGGCGCACATTCGCCAGTGCAACTGTTGTCGTTCGTGAAGAAAGCGACAGTGCCGATCCTGGTATTAAGTTACAGATCAATGCAATGGTAAGCACAGGAGACGACATTAACGCTTCGTCCACCAGCGTGGGTTATTCACTCCTCACGAAGGACTCGAAACTCAAGCGTCTGATCAATCTCTCCAACGGCACCACCCTTATTAGCAACTAAGCAAGGTAGACATCATGTCCGCAGCAGCTCCGCAACAAGCCGAACAAGCCCAAGCTCAAATCGAGCGTCCGTTCCCGACTACCCACGAGGAACTGCACTTGATCGTGGCTGAAGCCGTCGGCCGCATCCTGTCGTTCCCGGAAAACATCCAGCAGCTGGCCATGTCGGTTGCCAGCGCTCAGGCCGGCGCCCTGCAACAAGTCAACATCATCAACCAGCGTATGGAAGCTCACCCACAACTGGTTCGCGTCGAATACCCGGGCGCTGCCCGTGCGACCGTCGTGGCCGCCGCTGAAGGCTTCGACGTGGTCCTGGAAGAGCGTGACGGCACCGACGGCTGGAAACCGCTGGAGCGTCCGGACTACGTGATCGCCGGCGCCAAGAAACTGGTTCTGTCTCAGGTCACCCACGATGGCGACGTGTGGTTCATCACCACCACCGCCGAAGTCCACAAGTTCCAGGACTCGATGATCGGGCAGAACGTCACCCAAGGCTAAGTGCTGCGTATACGACGGCCGCAAGGCCGTCGTATACTGGAGGTTTTCTTTTATGATTCGCAAAGATGTGGCAATGGGCGAGAACCCTTTCGTTCCGCCAAAGAACGTAAAGCCGATGGCTCCTACCGCCTACCAGCGGTATCTTCAGGAAAGCCTGTCTTCCCTTGACAGCGCTGCGGACGAAATCAACCGCATGACGGCAGCGCGTATCCGCCGTGTACCTGAACCGTACTTTGCTAAACATTTGCTACATGTTGTGCGAGCATGGGTCACTAAAGCCGATCCTGCTCCAGAAATTGGTCATTGGCTCAACGTAGCCGACGGCCTGCACAACCCGATCAACGTTGTGGATGCTAACGACAACATCCTGTTCGTCGTACCTCCAGCGTTCGTCGATATCCAGTTGAACACCACCGACCACAAGGCCGCCCGTAAGAAGTCGATGCTTCACGCCATCAACCTGCAAGGCGTGTATGCGGACAACACCAACCTACGGGAATTCTGGGGTATCGAGGAAAGCCTCGTCCAGGACAACATGGCAAAACCAGCTGAACACAGCATGGCCCATGCCCTGACCCAATTGGTCAGGATGTACCACTACTACAAACTCCCCTTGGTAGAAATCCTCGGGGAAGAAGGCGCTGCCCAGCTGGCCCCGTTGCTCGAAGCAGAATCGGGGGTGGTAAAACAGTCCACTACCGATAACGGCAATGACGATGACGATGAACCAGGCGCTTTCGAATACTAATCCAGTCCGGCAGGTGGAGTGGGTAGATTACATCAATCCTACTCCTGCCCCCGGCACGTTTCACGTTGTTATCCTGAGTGACGTCCATTTAGGACACGGTCGGGTTCCGACCCGCAAGATGATTGAAGACCTGGAGTTGTTTCTCAACCCTGACCGTCTGAAACTCATCGACTTCATCATCATCACAGGGGATCTGTTTGACCAACGTCTGCCGCACGACAGTACCGAAGCGTATCTGATCAGTCGGTGGATGGAACGTCTCCTGCGAGCTTGTAAACAGTACAACGTCGCTATCCGTATCCTGGAAGGCACTCCGAGTCATGACCAGCGGCAATCGCAGTGGATGGTCACGTACAACGAGATGACTTGCCTTGGTGTGGATCTGCGGTACTACCCGGAACTTTCGATTGACGAACTGTTTCCCGGCGGGCCGATGGTCCTTTGGGTGCCGGATGAGGTCAACCACGACGCGAACCGTACTTGGCTTGAAGTCCAAGCCCTGATGCGAGACAGAGCGCTGGATAAGGTTGACTTCGGATTCATGCACGGTTTCTTCCGGTTCCAAGCGCCGGTAGAGACAGTTTCGAGTCATGATGAGGACAGGTATCAAGGCATTGTCCGCCACCTGATCGTTAACGGCCACGACCATACGCACAAGGTCTTAGGGATCATTCGTATCCCAGGATCGCCAGACCGGCATAAACACCGGCAGGAGGAAGCCAAAGGTCACCTCCAGTTCTCCTTCTCGCCAGAGAAAGGCGTTCACGACGAGCAGTTCATTGTTAACCACCGCGCGGTCATCTTCACGACGTTAGACGTAGTCGGGAAGTCGTATCCTGAGGTTGAGAAGCTGTTGTCTTCTCTGGAGGACAGTCCTGACGGCAGTAACTATCGTCTACGGCTTAGTCGTTCGGATGAGACCTATTCCAACTTCTCCCGCTTGAAGACCCGCTTCCCTCATTTCAAACTCACCCACGACACCGTTGAGGCTAAGAAGATTACCGGCGCCTACGAGTCTCCCGTAGAACGTCCTATCCTGACCTCCATCCGTTCTGACACGTTGTCGGGGCTGGTGGTACCAAGGTTGAGTAATCTGAGCCCTGAGGCGCTGAAGTTCGCTGAGCAAGAGCTAAACAGTTAAGGAGCTACCATGTCAGTCGACTCTATATCCAGAGACGCACTGTCGCAACGGACGATGGGGAACTTTCCCATCTCCATCGCTACAAGTCAGGCCATCGAGTCTTTCATCGGTAAGCTCCCAGAAGCTCCTACTGCTGACCCGGAGATTCGTCGCCGGGATTTGCTGATGGTCAATATCCGCACTCTGATCCGAAACATCTTCGGGTCGATGGATAAAGACCAGCGAGCGAAGGTCGACGAGTACAACGTAGCGGAATCGTTGATTGCAGAGATGCGGACTATCGAAGGTATCATCACCGAAGAGTCAGACGGTGTGTGCCAAACGATGTTCTACTACTGCTCGTACGACGACTTCCTGCGTAAGTTCACCAAGTCGATCCCCAAGACGGCGAACACCATCCTCCAGAAGCAGAACGCCGCTTCGGAGATGTCGGTGATCAAATACATCTTGGGTGAGATGAAGGATCAGGCGCCTGTTGAGAAGTACACCACGGACTTCCCTAACATAGACGCCGATACAGCGATTCTGACGCATTATCCGATCGACCTGCTGCAACGGTATAAGTTCAAGTCGCTCGTGCTCCTAGAGTCCCACACAGGCGCTATAAAGCCGCCTATGATGTGGAACACCAAGCTGCATGAAGGACGGGATTTGGAAATCATCCCGTTTGACAGAATGTCGTTGCAGATCTTTGGCGATAACGTGCTCTTTGTTCCGATGGCGGTAAAGATCCGTCAGCGAGTGTACAAGGTGGCTACGAAGAACGCCTGGACTCCAGCAACCACGAAGGACTTTGTGATCTACTCGATCGAGCAGAACCGCGACCCTGCGTTGGAAGTGTTGGTCAAAGACTTGTACCGCAAGTAAGTCGTTACACAACTCTTAGATAAGATGTTCACCGATTAACCCCCAGAGGTAGGCACCATGAGCCAAGCTCCACGCAAACCGCCACGCGACTATGACGTAACCGACGACAAGGCTTTGATGCTTTGGGGTCCGCCTATCCGGCCCGACGGTTTCCCAATTCGCGGCAAGTTCTCCTTCGACGAAAACGGCCCGATCCTGACCGTCGACTCCGGCACCAAGACCGACAAAGGCTACAAAGTCGATGTCGAGATGCCGATCATGCTCGCCAACATGCTCACCGTTCTGAACTTGATCCGTCGGGTAGCCAGCCATCAAGGCGGTGGTCTGGCGTTTGAAACCGATATCTACGGTCACCCGTGGGTCTACGATCGCGGTCAGGGCAAGAACGTCAAGTCCAAGGAAAAGCTGCACGTCGGCCGCATGCTCATCGAGAAGCGTGCAGATGGTCAGGTTTCCCTGTCGGTGACTGCTCGCAACAAGCCAGAAATGCGCTTCGACTTCAAGCAGAACGACTACATGGCTATTACCCAAAACGGCCAGCCGGTGTCTGTCGACATCAGTTCGTCCGAAGCGGCACTGGCCTGGGCCGAGATGTGGAAAACCATTCTGGTCAATAAAGTCGAGCGCGACTGGAAAGAACCGGAATACAAGAAGGAATGGCGCCTCAAGCAACAAGCCGAACGCGCTCAGCGCAATAACGGCGGTGGTGGCGG